TTTGCATATTATACTGCGGCAGTTAACAACAGTTTTACCAGAGTGCTTAATATCGAAAAAAGAAATCAAACTATTAGAGATGATATCTTAATCGAGCAAGGACACTTACCGAGTTATGGCAGACAAATTGCACATGAAGAACAAATTCGTGCAATGCGTGAAGCCGCAGAAGAAGATACACAATCATTAGCAGATTAATTTATGGCCCAACTGTTTAAAACAGCGGCTTGCTTTACGGATATTCATTACGGTTTAAAGCAAAATAGCCGACTACATTTAGATGATTGTCATCGATATATAGACTGGTTTATTGCAGAAGCGAAAGCAAGAAATGCAGAAACTTGTATATTTCTCGGTGACTGGCATCATCATAGAGCAAGTGTTAACGTAGCAACCATGAATGCTACTATCAAAGATCTCAAAAAACTCAACGATGCATTTGAAAAAGTTTACTTTATAACAGGTAACCACGATTTGTATTACAGAGATAAAAGAGAACTTAACAGCATTGAATATGCTCGTGACTTATCTAACTTTGTAATGGTAGACGATCATTTCTTACAAGATGATGTTGCTATTATTCCTTGGCTAGTAGGTGCCGAATATAAAAAAGTTGCAAAAATGCAATGCAAATATATGTTTGGACACTTTGAGTTACCGTACTTCAAAATGAATGCTATGGTAGAAATGCCAGATCATGATGGTATAAAAGCAGACATGTTAAGCGGTCCAGAGTATGTGTTCAGTGGGCACTTCCACAAGCGTCAATACAAAAACAACATTCACTATATCGGCAATGCTTTCCCACACAACTATGCAGACGTTGATGATGACGAACGTGGTGCTATGTTCTTAACATGGGGAGATGAACCACAGTATGTAAATTGGACTGCATGCCCGAAATACAAAGTGTTTACACTTAAACAACTGCTCGACAATCATCAAACCTTGCTAGACGAATATACCTATGCTAGAGTTAAATTAGACATCAGTATTAGTTATGAAGAAGCAAATTTTATTAGAGAAAAATTTGCAGAACAATACAATGTCAGAGAATTGCAACTTATTCCTATTAAAGAAGAAGAGGAATACGAAGGTGGCGATATTGTTTTTGAAAGTGTCGATCAAATTGTAATACAGCAACTAGAAACTATAGAAAGCCAAACAATCGAAAAACAAAAACTCATAGATATCTATAATGAGATTGAGACTCAGTAATGTTAAAAATTAAAAATGTAAGTGCAAAGAACTTTATGAGTATTGGTAACAATACTCAGGCAGTTAATTTTGATAATTGCCAACTTACACTAGTTCTCGGTCATAACTTAGATATGGGTGGAGACGGTAGCAGAAACGGTACAGGTAAAACTACTATTATCAATGCACTCAGTTATGCATTGTATGGTGAAGCACTAACAAACATTAGACGTGATAACCTTATTAATAAAACAAACGGTAAGGGCATGATGACTACTGTTGACTTTGAGATTGAGGGTCGAGAGTATCGTATCGAACGAGGGCGTAAACCTAATGTGTTAAGGTTGTTAGTAAATGGAGAAGATGCATTTAGCGAAGAGCAACAAGGAGACAGCAGAGAAACACAAAAAGAAATCGAAAAGATTATTGGCTTCCCTCACAACATGTTTAAGCATTTGATTGCTCTTAACACTTACACAGAGCCATTCCTTTCAATGAAAAACAATGATCAACGTGATATGATTGAGCAGTTGTTAGGTATTACTGAATTGTCAGAAAAAGCAGAAATTCTCAAAGAACTTATGAAAGGTACTAGAGATAGCATCAAAGAAGAAGAGTTTAGAATTAATGCTGTTGAAGAAAGCAATAAACGTATTGATAAAAACATTAAAGAAATTGAAAGCAGAAGTAGAGCATGGGACAAACAACGCAATGATAAATTACAAGAAATTGCAGAATTAATTACATCGTTACAAGAAATTAATATACAATCAGAGATTAACAAGCATAAACACAACACATTTGTTGCAGAGCAATCTACAAAATTTACAACCTTAAACAACGAGCGTGAAGTTAACGATAGAAGTATTGTAAGAAGTAGCGAAAAACTATCTACACTAAAAGATAACTTACAAAAAGCAATAGAAGGTGTGTGTCCTGCTTGTGAACAAAGTACAGCACATTTAGATACGCACGAAGCATACACACAAGAGTTGCGTGAGAAAATTACAGAAGAGGAAGAATACTTTGCCGGTTTGAAAAAAAGAGATAAAGAAATACAAGACGAGCAAGATGCATTAGGAGTAATAGGGGAAACAGTAGAAACTTTTTATCCTAAGGTAGAAGATGCGTTAGAGCACAGGCATAACTTAGAAACATTGAAGTCGCAACTAGAAGATAAAGCAGATGAAATTAACCCTTATGTGGATCAAATCGAAGGTTTAAAAGAAACAGGTTTACAAGAAATCAGTTTCGAAACAATGAATGAACTAACTTACTTAAAAGATCATCAAGAGTTTTTATACAAATTGCTTACCAGTAAAGACAGTTTTATCCGTAAAAAGATTATAGATCAGAACATAGCATACCTAAATCACCGGTTAGCACACTATTTAGACAAGTTAGGATTACCACATGATGTGAAATTTGCGAGCGATTTAGGCGTCGAAATTACAGAGTACGGGCGTGACTTAGACTTTGATAACCTCAGTAGAGGTGAACGAAATAGGCTCATTTTAGGGCTATCTTGGGCGTTTAGAGACATGTATGAGAGCTTAAATAGGCCTATGAATTTAATGTGTATAGACGAACTTATAGACAGTGGCATGGACTCAATGGGTGTAGAAAATGCACTTGCGGTGCTTAAAAAGATGCATAGAGAGCAAAGCAAAAACATATTACTCATTTCTCACAAAGAAGAATTGATTGGGCGTGTAAATAATGTGTTGACAGTAGTTAAAGAAGGTGGCTTTACAAACTACAATACAGACACAGAATATTTAGATGCCTAGCGATTGGATACATAAAGATAATACAGTAAACGAATTACCAAAAGGATGTGAAGCATTCGTATATCTAATCACGAACAAAAAGAACGGCATGAAATATGTCGGTAAAAAACTAGCAAAATTCAAAACAACTAAACCACCACTAAAAGGCAAAAAGAACAAAAGGCGAGGCACTAAAGAAAGTGACTGGCGAGAGTATTGGGGCAGTTCAGATCATTTAAAAGATGATGTAGCAAAGTATGGAGAAGACAATTTTATTCGTGAAATACTATACTTTTGCCCTAGTAGAGGAGTTGCCAGTTACTTAGAAGCAAAAGAACAATTTGACAGACAAGTACTGCTTTCAGACGATTATTACAACGGAATTATCAATGTGAGAGTAGGCGGCTCAAAAATCTTAAAAGAAAGTTTGGCTAACATATAACTAATTACTGATTAAGGCACATCTGGCACACCCGGCTAACATAGGCACACACATAGGTCCATACACCACCCCATCGAGGCATATAATATCGATTTCCTTGAGGCTCCATTTGCTTGGCGTCAGATCTGGAATGTATGGCGGTACATGAGATACAAACACACGACAACAGTATTGAACGATTCAGGCTCTGAGAAAAAGCAACCTGAGAAATTGTGTAACTGAACTCTACAAGGTTATACAATTTTCCGTGGGACACCAGTGACGGTAGTGTATGAGGAGATAAGGCCCACCACTTCTTAACAGCACCCGAGTTAGAGATGGCGATAGTCATCATGATGACAACCATATTTTTTTCACCCGGCAACGGGTGAATTATGGCTCAAGTTTCATGATAACTTCTTAAATAAAAAAATATCTTGTAAGTGATCGAGTGAAGTGAAACGGAACGATAGAACGCAACAAGATAAGACACGAAGTGTCTGTTAAATGTAATTAATTGTAACAGATTAAACTAATTCATTAAAATAAACGTTTTGTAGAAGTAAATATATTACTAGGAGATATAAAAATGAAACGTTTACTAATATTAAGTATATTCCTTACCGGGTGTACTTCGCTAGACCCAAATGTTATTCTACCTGAATTCGATTGGATGCCTACTGATTTAATGTGGGAAAGAAATATTAGGAATTGCAGAAGTCAACCACAATGCAATGCGGCTGATTTATTTGATAGGACTTAGAGATATTCTGTTGGCTTTTTGCCAGACTTGATTTGATTGTATTGATTTAGGACTTGCACAAAGTTTTGTCTATCAGCAAATGTCATTTGCCAAACTTCAGAAAAAGACACAGAGCCCTCACTGTAGACTACCAACTCGATAATCGTTTTGTTGAGGGCATCTTGTTCTGATTTGAGCTTGCCTAGGTAACCGGAAATTTCTTCAGGCTCTGCCCGTGCTAGGAAGCCGTGAAAAAA